AAAACCGCTACACCAGTGGTTGAAACAGCACCAATGGCAGAACCTACACCAGTTACAGAAACACCAGTAGCGCAACCAGTGGCAGAAACTCAACCAACAACATTCACTAAAGAGGGTGACACTATCCAAGTATCTAACCCTGACGTAGTGGTTGACCAGTCTCAAGGAACTGGCAAATACCAAGGCTTCACAGTGGAATACAAGGATGTAAAATTCCCTGACGATATGGCTATCAATGAAGGGGATAAGGTAACTTTTGACCTTCCAAAAGAGATTACTTTTCAAACTAACTACAGCTTTGACGTGACAAACCCAGACAAGGCTGTAGTCGGTAAAGCATCTACTGACGTAGCTAGTCAAACAGTGACTACTGTATTTAACAACTATTTTGCTAGTCACCCACTTAACAAGCAAATGAGTTTGAAACTCGACGCTAAGTGGACAGATGCTGTAGATAGCGGAAAACCAGTAACCGTTAATTTCAACGGTACAGTGGTTACTGCCAATATTGGGAAAGAACAAGAAATTGGCAAGGATGAATTGGTCGCTAAGTGGGGCAGTCAAGACAAAGACGACCCTACAGTTATTGATTGGACTATTCGTGTCAACTATGCACGCAAAGTATTGAATTACGTGACTTTGATTGACTCAATGTCTGACAATCAAAAGCTAGTCGATGATTATTTCGTAGTGGACTATGTCGATAGCGTTGAACCATTCATGGATAAAGGCTCAGCAACGGACTTGATTAAATCAATCAGCAAATCTGACCACGGGTTTGAATTGAAAATGAACCGCTTAGATCGTATGGTTTACATTTGGTACAAGACTAAATTGACTAATGCTGTCAAAGATAGCACAAACCCAACCAATAAGGTTGAGTTGAAAGCCGAGAATGACGGTGCAACATCTTCTAGCCGTGCAGTCTTGGTTGGTGGTAAAGGCGATGCCAGTGGTGAAAACAAACCAGTTTGGGAAATTCCACACGATGCGCCAAAGGTTGATATCCCTGAATTTGAAGGTGGGATTCCGGGCATTCCAGAGGTAAGAGAACTCCCTGAATACACAGAACCAATCGGAATTCCAGGCACTCCAGAAGTACGAGAACTTCCAGAGTATAACGAGCCAATCGGAACAACACCTTTCGATGCTCCGAAATACGAAAAACCTGAGTTTAAGGGTGGTATACCTGGTATCCCTGAAGTACGTGAGCTACCAGAATACACCGAACCGATTGGATTGATTCCAAACGATGCGCCAGTGTACGATAAACCTTCAATCGATATCGAAGATATCCCTATGCTTCCACCCGCACCAGTTTTGGAAAAACCTGAGTTGATTGTTGAGATTCCTAATAAACCAACCCAAAATAAACCAATCGTTCCTAACGTACCTAACGAGCCCGTGACACCTCGCAAAGATAAAGAGGTAGAAACTACTGCGGTATCTTATAACTTTGATTCTGAGCCAAAAGAAGTGGCAAATACGCCAGTTTATGAAGCAACACTTCCTAATACTGGTGAAAAAGAAGGTATCGCTAGCACTTTGGGGCTCGTAGTAATTGCAGCAGGCATCACTGCTCTAACTCTTAGATTTAAGAAGTATAACGAAGGTGAGGAATAACAACCATGAAAGAAAACAATAAAAACATCGTACTCTACAGCGCTGAAAAGGATAGCTTTCTTACGAGCTATAAAGACAAAGGAAACATAGCATTTACAGCGACTTTTGATCACCGACTTTGGAAAGCGCTACAGCTACCAATCGAACCATACGAAAAACAAAAAGCTGGCATTGACAAGCTTGCTGAAGTGTTTGGCTGCGAAGTGCTTGTCGTGGAAGTTGAATACAGCGTAACTAAGCTTGACGGCTCGGACTTTGAACGCACGGAGCGTGAAGAATCCATGAGAGATAGCATCAAAGCATTCCTAGAATCCTTGGCGAACCAATAGAACATGCAGCGGTGGGAGGGTAGGCATTAAATATGGCAGATAATCAGAAATACTATTACACAGGAGGTAAAAATGGGAAACCGTAGAATGATAAGTAAAACTGTTACCCAAACGCATCGTTTCTTACGTTTACCCCTAGAAGCACAAGCTCTTTATTTTCACCTCATCCAAAATTGCGACGACGACGGAGTGGTGGAAGCATTCCCTATTCTTAGAATGATAGGAGCTAACGAGGATAACCTAGGACTTCTAGTTATCAAGCAATTCGTAAAACCTCTTAATGATGAAATGGTTTATTTTGTGGTCGATTTCCACGAACAGAACACTGTCAGAAAAGACAGATATATACCTAGCATTTACAAAGAATTGCTAAACGAAACTACCGATGAAACCACTGGTAAACCACTGGTAAACCAAACGGCAACCACTGGTTTACCCAATATAAGTAAAGATAATGAAAGTAAATCTAATTTAAGTAAATCTAACAGTAGAGAGGATGAAACATCAGAAATTAGTCAATTTTCTTCTTCTGCTGCTGATGACCAATCAGATTTTAATATTTTCAGATATTATCAAGAACGAATTGGACCTATTGACGGATACCAAATGGAAAAACTAGAAGGCTATATCAATTTCGATAAGTTAGAAATCATGTTGGTCAAACGTGCCATTGATAGAGCTGCTGATAACTCAAAACGTGGTTTTGGCTATATCAACTCTATTTTGAAATCATGGGCACAAAACGGGATTCATACCGTTGCCCAGCAAGATGAAGAACAACGTAAGTTTGACAGCCGTAAAAACTTTGATGAACAACCGGTTAAATTTGGGCCAGCTTGTAGCAAATACTAGAGGTGATGCTTATGAGTTTAGAGCAAACAGCCAAGCAAATGCGAAGGCAGTACATGAAGCCTAGCGACAAATACTGCGAAAAACATAAGCGGCACTATATCACGATTCAGTTTCCGAACTCAAAACCCTACACAGCGTGTGAACTGTGCCATAGGGAAGAACAAGATCAACAGAATGCCATCAAAGCACAAGAGCAGTACGAACGAGAGCAAGAGCAGAAACGCTTGTACTTCCTCAAAGATTTCAGCTTACTGGATGATGATTTGAAAACTGCTAGCTTCGATAATTACAGGGCAGTAACCAGAGAGCAGAAAGAGGACTTGAAAAACGTTAGAAGTCAGCTTAAAGGCTATCTTGACGGTCAAGACTATAACATTGTTTTAATTGGTGATACTGGCGTGGGTAAGAGCCATCTAGCTTATTCAGCACTCAAAGCCTTGTCTGATCACACGAAAAAAATGGGGCTATTCATCAACGTGGTTGACTTGCTAGCCAAAATCAAAGAGGATTTCAGTCTTGAAGCTGAGTATATCAGACGCATATCTGAAGCTGAATGGCTAGTGCTTGATGATTTGGGGACTGAAAAAGTGACAGAGTGGTCCAACGGTATCTTGTACAGTATTTTGAACAAGCGTACTAAGACTATTATCACAACCAACTTAAGCCCACGGGATATCATGGGCACTTATGGAAAGCGTGTCTATTCTCGAGTTTTCAAGAAGACAGGACTTGGAACGACGAATGAGCATGTTTATCAATTCAAGACACAACAAGATAAGAGGATGATGCTTTGACAGAAACGGAAGTAAAACTAAAACTCTTTGAAGACTACGAGCGTATTCATGGACTTGTGTTTTCAGAGGAACACAAACAGAAAATGATGGATGAACTAGACCTATACTCATTCATCAGCAAAATCAACGAATATATGTATTTCGCTAAGAAATCAACGCAGATTTTTAGCGCACACTAGAAAACCACTCTAAAATCGATTTTAAGGCTTGTGTTTTTCTCGGTGGTATAAATAGACTACGACACCGTTAAAATTGCACTACACCACCTTAAAATGCGAAATAAAGGTATTCAAAACAAAAAAGGAAGACAAAACATGACAAATCAATTAGCACACAAAGATTTTTTCAACACCCCGGCAGTCAAACAGAAATTTCAAGAGGTGTTGAACGGGAACGAGCGACAATTTACAGCCAGTCTATTGTCAATCGTGAATAACAACAATCTACTTGCACGAGCAAGCAACACTTCGATTATGACGGCGGCAATGAAAGCAGCGGTACTAAATCTACCTATCGAGCCAAGTTTGGGGTTTGCTTACATCGTGCCGTATAAGCAAGATGCACAATTCCAACTTGGTTATAAAGGACTTATCCAACTAGCTATCCGCTCCGGTCAATTTAAGGCCATCAATTCTGGTAAGGTCTACAAAGCTCAATTCAAATCTTACGATCCATTATTTGAAACATTGGACATTGATTTCACTCAACCAGAAGACGAAGTGTATGGCTATTTTGCAACTTTCGAGCTTGTAAATGGCTTTAAAAAGCTGACATTCTGGACAAAAGAGCAAGCAGAATCACACGGAAAACGCTTTTCAAAGACCTATGCAAGAGGGCCTTGGTCTACTGATTTTGACGCTATGGCTCAAAAAACCGTACTCAAGAGCATTTTGAGCAAGTATGCCCCGCTTTCAACCGAAATGCAAGAAGGTCTTATCTCAGATAATCAAACCGAGGAAGTTAAATCTGACCCTATCGATGTTACACCAAAAAACGAGGACACCCAAACACTTTTAGGCGACCTCATGAGCGATGAAGCTGAATCTGAAACAGAAAAAAGTGTAGATTCTGAAACTGGTGAAATCATCGAAAAAGTCAGCTTGTTTGAAGGTGATTCAACCAAAATCAAAGAGGTAGGAAATGACTGAACTAACAATCTTAACGGATGACAATTATTATTCTGACAAAACCTATATGTCTGTAAGTCGGTTCAAAGAATACATGAAATGTGAGGCTAGAGCTAAAGCTATTGACGATGGTGTTTGGGATGATGAACGAGATCAAAAACCTCTACTGTTTGGAAACTACGTCCATAGCTACTTTGAAAGTGAAGAAGCTCACGAGAAATTCAAAGAAGATAACAAAATGAAAAACGGTCAAACAATTTTAGGTTCTCGATACACAGACGAGATCAAAAACAATTCTGCAACAGCAAGCAAAATGTTCAATCTTTCTAAAAAATTGGAAAATGATAATTTGCGAGAAATCCACAAAGCGTTGTACGGTTTGTTAACAGCTGGCTACGACATCAGCAACATGCGTAACGTCGAAGAACTTGAAAAATACGTGAATGTTAAAAAATCTCACGGCAAATTGTTAGATGTCACTAACGATGACATTGAGTTATATCATAAATTATTCGTCGCTAGATTTGGAAAGTGAGTAGATCGCATGGACGCACAAGCAAAGGCCACTAAGAAGTGGAATGCAAACAATAGAGAGCATAGAAATTATCTCTCTAAAAGGTCGTCCGCTCGTAGCTTTGTCAGAAATCATGCTACGGGTTCGGATTTGAACGAACTAGAGGAGCTTATCGCAGAAAGACGTTGTAATCTGGGAACGATAAAAGACTAGGGGTATCCTAGCCTTTTTTGTGTATTCATGATAAATCGTTAGACATTTAATCTAAATAAAGGTACACTATAGATGTATTTTAGGCGATTGCGTGCCGAATGTTTTTGTTTTTTCATGTCGCTTGGTAGCTCATGCTGCCAAGTCTTTTTTTATGCTCAATCAAGAATTTTAGTGTCCTTGATTGAAATGCTGGTCGTGCTTCTCATTATCAGTATTCTCCTTTTGCTCTTTGTACCTAACTTGAGCAAGCAGAAG